GCCACGAGCGCCGCGTTGGTCATCGGTGCCGGTGCGGTCAAGAGAAAAGACGCGGGGAAAAACTCCCCGAACACCCACGTACCCGCGGCGATAAGTGCACAGATGGCCAAAAGGTGATCAGCCGAGCCACCCGATCCTAGCGCCAGAATTTTTACTTTCAGCCATATCAAATAGTCCGCGTCGCTCAGCCCGGCGCGCGCGAAGTCGACGATCTGGCCGATGCCGTCGAGTTGGACACCGGACGCGGTTGCCAGCGCCCGCAACGTCTGCAACGTCCACAGCGAGTCCTCGAGCAACTGATAGTTGGCGGCCGAAGCGTCGACCATGGCCAAGACGCCGATGTTCGCCCGGTCCTGTTGGAGGATGCGCGCCTCGGCCTCGGCCCGGATTGTGGTGTCGTGCTCAAGCGCCATTGATGTGTATTTTCGTTGTGTCGAACACCGCCAGCCCGTAGGCGGTAGGGTCCACATCTACGGCAGTCACCGGCCAAGCAGACGTCCCGATATATAGCGCCGTAACCTCGCCGCCGCCACTTGCCGCGTACAGGGGGCCGTACAGTTGGTTGGCGACCACAATCTGCCCCAGGGTATAGGTGGCACCGAAAACCGCCAGCGCCGCCTTGATCTCGGCCGCCGTGGCCGTGCCCATAGTCATGGTGATTGCGATGTAGACATTCACCAAGCTCGGCCGGTCAAAATTGATCGTATGCGATCCGCCCGCCGAGTCGACGACGGTCTTACTTACCGACCCCATCGTCTTAATCCCGCCGGCCTTGCCCCACACCTGATTGGCTATGAGCTGGTCTATGGGATCCCCGGTCACTCCATCCACGCGCTGGACTATGGCGCGTATGCTGTGCGGATCGTTGCTGTCCACATCCACCGCGTCGGTCACGTTCTCGAACACCCGGGCGGAAAGAATAGCGTTTTCCAGGGTTGAAGGGTCTTTGATTTGCAGTATGTGCGCGCAAATCGCGTCTACACTCGAGCCGCCACTGGCCGACAGCTCCGCCTTCCGGCTTGCATTTAGTTGCGTGTCGTTCTGTGCGTTGACGCCCATGACCGCATCGTCCGGGTTGGTCACGTTGTAGGACAACCCTGGCGCGTTCACCCAATTTGGATCGCTCGTAATTGACGTCCGAATTGACCCGGCTACCGCCTGGATAGGGCCCTTGGTCTGGCAGTCCGCAAGGACGCCCGTGATCCAGCCATCGGCCCCTGCATTCACGGCCGCCTCAGTGGTAATCCACTGCGCCGTGTTCGCCCCGGCGCTGACAATCTGACCGGCGGCCACGGTGCACCCGGCCTTGACGTACATGCTCAAAAGGACCGTGCCGGCCGTTGCGGCACCACGCACGGTGCCCGTGATGGATGCAACGTAGTCCAGCGCCTGCCCTTGGGCGGTATTGGGGTACTGGCTGTTATAGACCGCCTGCTGGCCCTGCCACGCGAGAAACTCGCGCTCGGCCTCGATGCCTATCTGTTGGGCGGCTACCGAGGGGATGATGCAGTTTAGCCCGGCGCCGAACGTAGCGCGATACTTGGCAACGCGCAGCGCCACGAGATCGTCGAGCGCCGGCATGTTGAAGCCGGTGGGGGTTACACCATACGGGGGAGAACTCACGGCAGCACCAAATCCTTCGTGTACGTCAGCGGTCCCGATGTGGTGTTCGCCTTGAACGCCACCGTCATGTACCGATTCGACTCAATGTAGGTGAGAGTCACGTCCTGCGTCAAAGCCTGAATCCCCGGTGTTTCCATGACAACCTGGCGAAACAACGAAGCGACGTACCCGTCGGGCTTATGTTTACCCAGGATTTCCTGAAAGTAGGGGATCCCGGCCTTCGTGTTGAGGAACCATTCCCCGAGGAAGAATTTCAACCGGCGCGAGACGTCTTGGATTATCGCGTCGAGATTGTCGCAGATTACGAGGTCACCGTTGGTGACGACGAGCGTGTTGCCGGTGGTCTGGAAATCCATGCTATGCGACCGTCACTTTCGCCGAGCCGGCGGTTATTGTGCCCGTAATGTCTATCGGGGCGGGGTTCAAGACGCCCAGTGCCGGGCTCCCGCTGCACGAAATCAAAAACGAACTTGCAGGTATGGTGACTTTTACCGGATCGTCTTTTCGTGCCACCGCCGCCACCGCCGATGCCCCTATGGCTATGGCGCCCGTCGGGTCGATATCGATCACCGCCACTCCGTTCAACGCCACCACAAGATCCGTGGCGCTCGCCCCCACCAGCGCCTTGGTGTCCGGGTGCTTCCCCGGCCAGAACTCGGCGGCCGACAGGTCGTGCACGCGCGTGTCCTGTGGCGGGAACGTCGTCGGAGGCACGGCCGGTGTACTCAGCCGCCAAACATCCAAAGAGAAATCGTTAAAAATCAGCGTGCCGGGATCCCCTGGCTGTAGCGGAACCATCACCGCGAACCCACCGCCGGCCGCGAAACACACCGGAACCCCAGGAATAGACGAAAGTTTTTCCGTCAACACGCCGTCGCCCGTGGCGATGGCCGAGTCGATGGTCGGCTGAATCTCGGCCGTCTGCGTCGTCGGGTCGTAGTTGACCACCTGGCCGGGCAGACAGACGCGCACCTGGGCCAGCCGGACGTCGATGGCCGACCGGATGAGCTGCTCGAGCGTGAGTCCCTTCTCTGTCATGCTCTACCCTCTACCTCTGTGTACCACGGTGGGCCGCGCGTGTCGCCCGTGTGCTCGACCTTGTGGGCGGTCAGGATGGTCGTCTTCGGCGGCGAGCCGGCGGTGACGAACACCTGCCGCCACACCTTTATCTCGGGCCGCAACCAGCACTTGAACTTGACGAAATGGTCCTTGCCGGGCGTCGGGCTGCCCAAGAGCCCCGTGGCGGACGACAGCGACGGAACGGACGCGCCGACCACATAGCTGCCAATCGGCGCTACGTCGAGTTTGCCATCCTGGCACGTCGCGCGGACGTTGTAGGACTTGAGAAGCCGATTGAGCTCCTGCATGGCCCCGCCGGTGAACACGGTCCCCTTGGTGAACGTCTGGACGCCTCCGGTCAGCATGGCGCCAATCTTGGCCGCCGCGTCCTTGGTGTCGATGCCCTTGAACTGCCCCATAATCTGCTGCACGACCGCCTGTGCGGTCATCCCCGGCGGGACCCTCAAGCGCACCCGGTCGCTTCGATAAGAGGATAGACCGTCCCCCGCCTTGAACGTCATTAGCCAGTCGGGGCCGTTGCGCATGATCGACAGGCCGTAGGGCAGGATGTCCCCGACGAAGAGCACCTGGGCGCCCAGCGGTGTCCCGTAGCCGGCCTGGAGTACCACGGGCACGTTGCCCACCGAATTGGCGAACTCCAAGATGGCCGCACGTGTGGTTTCCGCCAAATTCCAGACCGTGATCTTCGCCGTGTTCGGTGCCTCGTCGTTATTCTTCACCACCCCGAACTGCGTGCGCAGACCCTGTACTTGCACGGTCCCCATCTGGACGATGCACACGCGGTTGAACTGCGTTTGCCCGGGCGCGGCCATGGCTAGAGCTCATCGTAGAGCAGGACGACCCGGCCGCCCAGGTCGGTCAGCCCCGGGTCTGTGCCGGCGCCAGCGGTGTCATAGGCGTAGAGTCTCCCCGGAGGCTTGCCTACGGTCGGAACAAACTCGAGCATGTCCACATTACAGCGAATGCACACACCTTGGATGATCGGCGAATCAGTATGGTCGTAAATGGAAAGTGACCAATACCCACCGCGGTAATTCCACTCGAAGAGAAACGTGTACGATGCGCCCTGAAGCGTCATGCTCTCGCTGTAGTTGTCCAGCGTAGGGTCGGTGGGGATCTGAAGGGTGGCCATCACTATTGCCTACGGATGAAGGAATGAAGATAGTCCGGTATCTTTGGGATTCACCGGCCCCTTGTCCTTCACTTTACTCTGCGTGTCCTTGGCAACCTCCGGCAATGCCGCCTCGGTCGCCACGACCTTCTTGATTTTTTTCAGCTTGATCGACGCCGCCATGACCTCGCCCGTCCTGGCATTGCTCGTGCGACGAAGACCTTCAATGGCCATGTCGTTATACGTATCCTTGGGCGTAGTCAGCGTCACAGTGATGTGCGAAGATTTCATGAGCTTCAAGTAGTTCCACGCGTCTTCGTGCCGTGAGCCGGATTCCGCCAAAAGAGAAATCACGCTCATGATCGGCGTGCGGCTCACAATGACATCCAAGTCCAGCTTGTCCGCATTGTCTCGGATGTTGTCCGCAACGTTTGTGCCGTCTTCAACCGGCTCGTCCGTAACCACGCACGATAGGTCTTCGTCGACTTTTTCCACGGCATCGAACGTGACGGACAAAAACGCCAGCTGATTCATGCCGGCCGCGGCGGCGCTTGCCAAAGGCACCGTGATCTTCGACTCCGTGTTGCCGAACAAGCTCATTGCGAAACCGCCAGTGAAGGTTCAGGCATAAAGCTGGCGTATGCTTGCTCTATATGGGACTGGCGCAACACATCGCTGGTTGCCCCCGCAGCCTTATCGCCAAGTTCCGTTGTGTCCATGCCTGGCGTGCCGTTGATGGTCTGGTTGAAGTTGATAGGCGCCATTTGCATGGTCGCCCAATGCGAAGCCGCCTGCACACCAGAGGAAGCCGTTGCATAGGCCGAACGTCCAGCGCTCGCCACCCCCTGACCAATTTTCACTGCGTCAGAAATCTGGGGCGCAAAGTCGGTCTTCATCTGCTCGACGACTTGTTTGAATCCCGAGAAGTCTCCCGTAGCGGCCATGACTAGGGCAAACATGGTCCCTTTGACGGCATTCAATATCCCCAGAAGTATTTTCACAGAGCCGATCAAAGCGGAGATGAACACATTGGAGCTTCCGAGCTTCATGAATGAGTCGTATGTAGCCTCAAGTGCTCTGCCAAAATCGGTCAAGTACGTTCTGCCACCTCGGAAGGACGTGATAATCTCATCTAGCACCAAAATGACTGCGGCAATTCCAAGGGCCATCGCCAGCCAAGGCCACACCGCCATGAGGGTGACCCCGGCCAACCACAGCATGACGCCGCCGAGCGCCACGAGCACAATCTGGATGACGCTGGATTTGTCGAGCGCGTTCGCCAGCCAGCCAACAAAAAGAGCTACCTTCTCGTACAACCACGTAAACGCGGGCATCAGCTCGTCGGCGATCGTGCGGCTCAGCCCGGTCATCGCCATGTCCATGTCCCTCTGCGACTCGTGCATGTCGTGGCCCTTTTTGATGAACGACTCCGACATGACGAACCCGAACTTGTGGGCGCGCAACGCGGCCTCCTCGAGACCCTTCTTGCCCTTGGACAGCATGTTGACCATGTTCGCGCCCTCTCGGCCGAACAGCTTGGTCGCCATGGCCACGCGCTGCACCGGGTCGTGAATTTTCGACATTCCCTCGGCGACATCGGCCATGAGCACGTCAGCGGTCTTCATCTGCCCGTTGGTGTCGCGCAGGCTGGTCACCCCGAGCTTACGGAATGTCTCGGCCACCTCGCCGCCATTCAACGATGCCTCGTAGGCATTGCGCGACAGGAACCGCATGGCGTTGCCGACACCCTCGATTCCCATGTCGCCGGCAGCCACCCCGAGCTCTTGGAGCTTCTCGGCCGAGACGCCGAACCGCTCGGACAGCTTCTCGACCGCGTGCGCGTCCTCCATGGCGCGCGTCGCGATCTCGCGCATCCCTTTGAAAATCTCTTGCCCGACAAAAGCCGCGGTGACGGCCTTGGCCGCTTTGACCAAGCCCTCGAGAGCGCCGTTGGCCTTCTCTAGGCTGCCCTCGTCCATCTTGAATCCAAGTTTGGCAACGAGCTCGACGATGGTCACGGTTTCCTCATTGCCAGCGCGTCGGCGTCGGCCTGGGTGTCCATCGCGATCTGGCAATCCAACAGATCGTTGACCGACCAATGAGTGTCAATTTCATGGAGCGTCGATATTCCAGCCACGACTGGCCTCCATACCTCCCAGTCTATGGACTCTGGGACGGCGACACCTTTGCCGGATTGATGCTGGCGAGAATGCTTCCAGCGCTCGCCACGCCTTCGATGAAATCCTGAAAATTTGCCTTCAGCGCGAACAAAAACCACTTTGAGAGCGAGAGATATTTTCCCGCGAAGTGCTCGTCAAAGTTGCGCCACATGGGTGCCCCTGCATCACCGAACCCTGGCCCGTAGATGTCGGTGGTCTTCGCCAGCGTCTCGATAATGGCGTCCACGCCATCCAACGACCGGACGAGCGCGACGGCGATCTCATCGAGCGCCATGCCCGCCACGTCCGCCTTGGAGATGCCCGACAGGTCCCGGCCCTTTAAGGCCGCCCCGAGCGCCGGCAAGACCATCTTCAGCACCTGAGCGTAGATGCGCTTGCCTTCGACGGCGCCGAGCTGTGTGACCTCATACACGTAGGAGTCAATCGGCTCGCTCTTGATCTTCAGTCTCGCCATCTTACACCGCCGTCGGTACCGGAGGCAGGAGCTCCAGGCACTCGGCGACCCATTCGCGAGTCGGCACTTCCTTGGCGCCTTCCGTGGCCGCCGGCTTGGTCAGCCAAGACTCTTTGGCCATCCACAGGGCGTTGCCGTTGTTGTCCTTGACCAGGCTGGGCAGGAGCACCCCGTTGGGCGCCAGCTCGTCCGCGGCGTAGAGCGCCTCGAGCAGCGTGTTCATCGCCGACGTGGCCATGACCGTGATGGTGATCTTGCCCGAGTGATTCAGGTTGCGCGACCGCGTGCCATCGCCGAACGCGCCGGGCTTCAACGTGAACCCGTCTTCGTTGCGCTCGATCTTGATGAACGTGTCGGGACCCGGCTCGGTCAAGCGGATCCCGCAGATGACCGCGATCACCTGGTCGGCGCTGTAGCGTGCGAGAACTGCCATGGTTTTATGCTCCTATGACGGCGCCGGCAACCGCCAGGCTGTGGATTGCCCCAGCGAGGTTGGCCACGAACGTCAAATATGGGTAGTTGCGGGCCACCCGGTTGGCCGCCGGCACGGTCGAGACCGCCGCCGCGTTGACCGTGTAGCTGGCGAGTGCGCCGATGTCGAGACCGTGTTGCAGGTTCGCGCGCAACGGCGCCTCGAGCAGTGCCACGCCCGCGTCGGTGAACCCAACCTTGGGCAGGCTGGTGAACACGCCGAATTCGTCCTCTTGGATGCCCGAGACCAGCGCGTCGACGTAGATGACCTTATCGATGAACTCGCCCGAGCAATCCCAGCCCTCGCCCATGATCGCGACGCCTGAGACCGTCTGGTAGATGTTGGCGTTCTTGCCGCCCGTGTAGGTGCCGGCCGAGAACGTGCCCACCAGATAGCCGACTTCGCTGGCGGTCAGCACGTCCGGCGTGACGCCCACGAGCGTCTTGAACTTGGCCGTGTAGGTCCCGGGGTCGTAGGACAGGAACGAGCCCATCCAGGCGATGGACAAGAACTCGCCCATGATCTGGTGATAGGCGACGAACGAGCGCGCGTATGCTTGCGACTTGCCGTAGTACGCAAGGTCGGCCGTGCTCGAGGTCTTCATGATCGTGTCCGCGAGGTCGATACCGAAGAACCGGCCGTTCGCCTCGGCCCAGGCCATGAGGATCTTTCCCTCGACCTCGTTCTGATGTGTGGTCACAAACGCATACCACGCGCCGGAAGCCGCGGCGACCGCCGTGATGTCAGCGTTGGCGCCGCCGTCCGTGCTCGTGTCCTGCACCGAAGCCCACGAGCCCATGCCGTTGGCGTTGCCCGTGTTGTCGCCGCACGTCCACGAGAACCACTTGCCGGACGCGCCGGTCAACGTGAGCACAGCCCCCGCGTCAGTGGGTGTCAGCACGCCGGTCAACGTCGTGTCGGCCGCGATGAGCGCCTTCAGGCCGGTCGATATCTCTTGCGCGCTGGTCGACGTGTCGGCCGTATACGTGTAGGTGGTGCCGAAGATGGTCACCGTGTAGACGGCGCTGTTCACCGGCGTCGGCGTCAGCACGACCACTTGGGTCGGCGCGTGTGTCCGGCGACCGACCATCCAGGTTGCGACCGGCGGAGTCTGCGACTCGAGCTTGCTCGCCGCGATGTACTCGGGGTCCGTCGCGACAAATCCATCGGTCGCCATGGCGGCCACCGACGTGTAGGTGCGCACTAGCTCGGCAAAACGCGAGTGATAGCCGAGGATCATGGGGATCCCGTAACCCTGGCGCGTTACGGTCGGCGGCGTGGCGGAGATGGTGACCTTGCAGATGCTGTCGAGAGACATGCAACACTCCTGGTTATGGTCTGGCCACCTTTCAACCAGGGGCGCTGCGAACACAGCAACGGTAAACGAAAACGCGAAGGGATGCAACTCCCGACAATGTAAACGTCGCCGGGGAGGATAACGGGATGACTGTACTACTTCCCGTTAATGCGGATCGCTCGAAGCATGTTCTTGTCTATCTTTTGCGTTTTCATTTTACAGTTAACCCGGCCGCCGCCGCGTTTATTTTCGCCGCATTGATCCGCCCAAGGACCCATGGTTCCTTGGTCAACCTTATCCTTTCCACGATTTCACCATTGCACAAAAAGACGATCTCAAACCCTCGTTCGACGAGCCTTTGGTTGCGGTCGCGGGTTCGATGAGTCGTCGTAAAACACCGATATTGCAATTTTTGCAATATATGCCTCGCCGCATGAACGGTGATTTCGCCCCGCATCGTTCGCAGTTCCTGATTTTCCGTGATCAATTTCAACAGATCGTTATATTTTGGTCGCAGTATTTTATGGCCGCCGTCACAGAAATTTCTACAAATTTTGTCGACGATATCGCTTTCTTGTTTCGTCCACTCTTTGCCGATGATGCTTTTTTTCTCCGGTTGTTCAAAAATGTCCAGTACGTTCTGCATTGTCGTGCTCCTAAATGGCGCGCATCGTGGCGGACGAAGCATTGGCATGAGTCACCCGCTAGAGGATGCGCGCCAACTTGTGTTTTTGATTGCCAATGCTGAATGAACTATAGCACAACCAGTGCTAATCCGTCAAGCATTATCGTCGGATTCTTTTCTGATACGCGCCTTACCCTTGCCCCTTTGCGCAACAATGGTGTCACGGGCTTTTATTGCCTCAGCCAAGGTCATCCGGTATGTTTTTCCGCCGTCAGCCAAGCGTAATTGCCGGCATTGCAACCCCGTCGACCGTTCCGGTCGCCGTCGCCGTCTCGATGTAGCCGTTGTCGGATGTTCTGGTCGTCGCGATGTTGAACCTGACTTCGACGGTGCCGCGCGACACCCATTCGCCGTTGAGGACCACGTCGGTTTTCTTCACGTCCTCGTTGTTGACGATGCCGAGCCCGGCCAGCCACAGCTGGTCGATCACCGGCTGGTCACTCAGCGACGACACGGCGGCCTCGGCCAGCGCCATGCCGGTTTGGTTCGCATCAGCACGAATGTTCGTCTCGCTGTTGTGGAAGTTGAGCTGGTAGGTGACCTTGCGCGTGCCCTTGGCCGTGGACACGAGCTCGTGTCCGTTGTCTAGGTTGGCCCATGTAAGGCGAGAATCGGTCAGAACAAAAAACACCGCCGCGCTATACAGATCGAGCGTGCCATGATTGTCCGTCACGGAAATCCCCGGCGCTGAAATTGCCGCCTTCAGCCCCGCCGTTATCTCCGCTGCCGTGGCACCAGTTCCCGACGTGTAGCTGTAGATTGTGCTGTTGATGCCAATCTCAAAAAGATGATTGTCGGACAATGCAGGAGTGACACGAATGTATTTCGCTCTCGTCAAATCCACGGCCTGCACCACATCATCACGGCCCGCGT